GCCAGACGTTCGGCCTTTCGGCTTTCTTCAAGTTCGTGCTCAACTGCGGCAAGCCTAGCGGCGCGATTGGCAAACTGCGTGCGCTCGGCTTCAAGTTCCTCACATCGGCTACGCAGCGCGGCGTTCTCCTTGATCAGATCGTCGCAGTGATTCTGGTGATGCTCGACCCACGTTTCCGCAATCGCCAGAGCGTGCTTTAGGTTGGAGATCTCGTCGCTCATACGACCTCCCTCCTGACCTGCTGGGCCAGACGGAACGCGGTCGAGACGGACACCCCGCCCAATCGCGTGGCCAGCTCACGAAGCTGGACCGCACCCTCGGAAAGCCACTGGCGCGTGATCTCGGCGTGATTCGCCGGGAGACGCTTGGACGGTTTGCCCAGCTTGACCCCGCGGGCCCTTGCCGCGGCGAGCCCCGCCTTGGTGCGCTCAACAATCAGGCTGCGCTCGAATTCCGCGACAGCGGCAAGGACGTGCATCTGAAGCCGGCCGGCGGGATTCGACTTGGACGTGTCGATGCCTTGGCCGGGGCAGACAAATGCCACGCCGTGCTTGTCGAACTCGCCCACAAGCTGGGCGAAGTGCGACAGGGAACGGGCGAGCCGGTCCAGTTTGACCACCATCACGACGTCGAAATCGTGCTGGCGGATCCGACCCATCATCAAGTCCAGCGACACGCGGCTCGACTTGGAGCCAGACACGACGTCGGTGAACTCGGCGATTACCGTCCAACCGCGCTGCTGGGCGTAGGCACGAAGCTCTTGTTGCTGGGGCTGGACCGTCTGGTCATCGGTGGACACTCGGTAGTAGAGGGCTGCTTTCATGCCGTCCGTCATATGTTCGGTGTCCCCCATGTAAAGGAAAATCTTATTAAGATTTTTTCTTCGGCAGGCAGAAGTCCTCCGCCTTGACGCCGCAGCGTCGCGATTCGGCGGCAAGAAGCCGCACGGTGTCGAACACGCTCTTCAGGTTTTTCTCACGCATGATCCGCAGCATGGCGTCGCGTTCGTGAGGGTAACACGAGAACGTCATGGGGATGGCCAGCGTCCGGCCTTTTTTCGCTTCAATCATAAATTAGTCCTTCATCATGTCGCCCACCTGCTGGACGTCCGTGTCCCAGCCGATCAGGTCCGAGGCGCCAAACACGGTGTCGAATCCTTGCCAGCCTAAGGCTTCCCTTGGGGCTGGCTCGGTGCGGGTGTCCTTGGCCCTTGGCACCAGCGACGGCACCCGCAACCGGGCGACGTGCAGCATGATCAGAAACGAGTCGGCGCGGTCGGGCGATGAATCGCCGGTGCGGCCCTTGTAGGCGTCCTTGGCTTCGACGGATTGCTTTTTGCCGATGCCGACCTTCATGCCGCCGCGGCGTCCCGCGAGTTCCTCGCACGTCTTCTGGTCGACACCACGGCCGATGCGGACGACGTCGTACTCGAAAAGTTTGGCACCGGCCATCCACAGTTCCGTTGCGGTACGATCGAATAATTCCTTGGGCGTCTGCGTGTCCTCGTCGGCGATCTTTACCTCGCTGGGCGAAGCGGCGTACTCCACGCCGAGGATGGGCGCGGCGCCATCGTCCGTCTCCGCGAGCGGACCGACCTTGTCCTTCCACTGGCGGCGAATGACGTCGTGCACGCCGCGGCCTGTGCCCGTCTTGTCGATGCCAAAGTTCTCGGCCTTGATGTTCAGTTGCCGGCAACGGGCCATGTTCTCGTCGGCCACGTCCTGCGTGTCGCCGTGGGGAAGAATCGCGGTGCCGTCGGCCTGCACCTTGATCGCGGGCTCGGGCAACTCATGGCGGTCGCCTTTGTAATCAACCCACGCGACGGCCCGGCCCACGCGGCCGATCGTCATGGCCGGCAAGTCGCCCGTGAACGCGGGGTCGGATCCGGCGATCGCGACCGTGGGGCCGTCGAATATCCATTCGCCCTCGGCGCGGCGCAGGTGGTTCGCGTTGATGATCGTCGTCTGGACACCGGTTTTGGGGAAACGGCCGTAAACGTAAGTGTAGACGTTGGGGTGCTGGTCATTCCCGCCCGCTTGGGAGCGGATGATCTTCTGCACGCCCTCGTAGGTGATCATGCGGGGGAAGATCGTCTTCCTCGCAATCACGTTCTCCGTCCGCATGGCGTTGATGGAGATGACATGCCACCCGGTTTCCGACTCCCACTCTTCCTGATCGTCGGCTACCGCGTCCCAGCCGCCAACGGGTTTGCAGTTGAGCCCGTAGCGCGACCATTCGTCCTTCGGGTTGGCCGCGGCCATAATCTTGATGTGCTCGACCGAGTTGTCGACCGAGGACAAAAGATTGGGCGTCTCGTCGAAGATGTTGGCGGGGATTTCCTGCGCCTCGTCCAGCAGGATCCGCAAACGCGAGTTGTCTCCAAACAGTGGATGCGTCGGGCGGTTTTTGATCTTGGCGCCCTTCAGTTTGCCGCGGGACTTGGGACCACCCGGGATGACGAGGACGAAAATCCCCATGCCTCGCTTCTTGTCGAGGGAGATGGACTCCGAGTCGACCTGCCCGGGCAACGGTAGAACGGCCTCGGTGTGAAGACGCACAATGTCGGCGTAGAGATTCTTTTCGACGTGGTCCTGCGAGTTGGACGCGACCTCGATGCGGGTCCACTCCGGGTCGAGCAACCAATCGAGGACGCACCACGCCGAAGGTGTGAAAGTTTTTCCGACCGAGCCGCAACCCATGACGTTGATCAAATTCTTCGTGAACAACGCGCCCCACATGAGCTGCGCCGCCCTTGGTTCGGGCGTGAACGTCTTGGGCCCCCACAGGATCAGCGCCGCGCCGACGTAATCGCGGGCGTAGAGGAGCGAGTAGACGTAAGCCCACGCCATCGACATCATGTCGGCCACCGACTGGAGCGGCTTCTGGAGCGCGGGGTTGTTCGCGATGTAGATCTTGAACGCCTTGTCCTTCAGCATCCGCTGCACCGCCTTGGCAAGCGCGTCGGGAGATCCCGTCTCCCGGTGCAGGAACAGGTGCTGGTGGATGAACCGCAGATCGGCCTTGCGGGGCTTGTCAGGAATTATGACCGGCATGGTCGAAGCACCCGTGGAAGGCTTTGCCGTGGCATTCGTTCTCACCCCTGAACTCGGTCACCTTGCCGGGCATTCCGATCCACGTTTCCAGTTTGGCCTGCGTGATCTCTTGCGGGTGCCCCGGGTACGCCGGCAAATCGACCCACTCAAAAATCCGCAAACGCGGCGCGCAGTGCTTGGCGTTGGCGATGATTTTGCCCGGATCGTCCGTATGCTGAAGCACGTTGTAGATCCACACTTCGTCGAACGAATGGCGTGGGAAATAGTCAACATCCTCCCCCGCGCGCCGGTAGAACGCGATGTTATTGGTCGCGTAGCGCAAGCTGACCCAGTCAGGAAACCGGCACGGATCGACAACCGATCCGGTGCAGTTGACCGACTTTAGCAGAATTGAGACGGGTCCACCTCCGATATCGAGGATGCGTTTGCCCCGCAAGTCGTACCCGAATCCGTGCGGACCTGTCCGCACAAGGGGCAAGCCCATGTGATCGGCGTATACGCGCTGTTTCAGTTCCTCGCTGAAAGTGTTGACGCAGTTTCCCCAGAACTGCTCCTCGAACTTTTGAGCGTCATCCCATTGCGACATGGTTTTCTTAATAATTTCTTTTACGTTGCCAGCAAGCCTTTTGTGACCAGAACAATCCCGACCCCCCATATCCATGCCATTCAAATCGAAAGCCCAAGCGCGGTATCTTTTTGCGCGTGAACCAGAGGTCGCGAAGCGTTGGGCAAAAGAGACGCCCAGCATGAAGAAATTGCCGGAAAAGAAGGGATCGCAGAGTGCCGCGGAGACTCGTCGGAAGAAGATGTGAAAATCGGTCGTGGCAAAGTCCCGCCCAACGGCTGGCATTTTCAGGTCGCGCCCGGCATTATGCTGGAGGCGATCAACGAGGAAGAACTGGTAAAGCAGATCTTTGAGTACCGGCTTCGGCACAATATTCCCGTCGGGGACATTGAGCGGGATATCGACGATTACTACTGCACCCGTTGGCCCAAAGCGTGCCACAAGGAGCCCAAAGACTGGGTAAACGACGGCAACCCTGAATCGGTGTCGTCTGAGCCCATGCTCAATCGTGTAACGCGTTGGGCGGCGCTCATGGTGCACGGACAACCTCGTGGCGGCTATTCTCTTGTTGGGGTTGAAGAAGCCAATCGCCGGGGTTTGATCTGCGTTGGTTGCCCCAAGAACCAACCTTGGCGCACAGGTTGCACCGGGTGCAGTAGCTCAAGTGCAACAGTACTTGCACAACTCCGTAAATTGCAGAGTAGCAAGCAACAAGGAAATTTGATGGGTTGCAAAGTTGCAGGTTGGGATAACGCTACCGCGGTTTGGATGCCGAAAGAGGCTTTGGCGTTGACTGAGAGTCAGTTAAAGGACCTGCCTGATCGTTGCTGGAAAAAAGCATGATCCTCAAGTTATCCACGCCAGTTACCTTTCTAAAAGCGGTTTTTAGAACTGCAAAGTACTTGGCGTCGGGTCGGCCGATTCTTGCACCCGTCGACGTGCAGGAAGAGCGGTACGCCATTTGTCGGTCCTGCCGTTGGTACTTGGATGCCCAGTGCACGGTCTGCACCTGTTTTGTCAGCATGAAGGTTGTTCTGTCAGCCGAAAGCTGCCCGGAAAAACCTCCACGCTGGAAAAAGTTGACATTCAGTAAACCACCACCCAAACACGCTGATTAGGCGTAATTGCAATGCCAGACGACTTACAACCCAACGATCAGGATATCGTCGGTACGGGTAGCCCCCTTCCGGCGATCGGCATCGCGACGATCGACGCTCCTGAACGGACTGACAACGGTTACGGCAACCATCTGAAGCTGGAGGCCCGGTCGGTCAAGACGGTCGACCACGCTTGGAATATCTGCAAAGCCACCGAGCAGAACAACCGCACCCGAGCGGCCCGCACGGCCGACATCCAGTCTTTGCACGATGGTGAGCCACCTCGTTCATCGGCGGCGATGACGGAGCGCGGCAAGGGTTGGCAGTCCAACGCGTCTACCAATTGGTTGGCAGGCATTGTTGGCCGGGTGAGTCAGCGGTTTGTCAACGCGGTCATCTCTCAAATCTACGTTACGTCCAGCGCCCTGCCGTCCGCGCTCAATAACTCCAAAGCCAAGACTGACCTACTTCGGGCCAAGTTTACGCGCTTGATTCGGTCTTGGGACGGCAATACCGGCCTGATTAACAGCCTTGCAGTTGAGACTGCACTTCAAGGATACGCCTACGCGGTCTTTTTGGACCCGTACACTTACAAGCCGACGATGTTCAAGCAGGACCGTGCGTTCTGCCCCGAACAGTCCGGCCAGCATGCCCGCGACCTTCAGTTCTTCGTGGCGAAAATGGACTACCGCCTCGACGAGTTCCTCGACCTGTTCAAGGACGAAGAGGCGGCGAAGGAAGTCGGTTACGACCTCGACAATTGCGTCTACGCGGCGAACAACGCCAAGATGCTGGATCCTCGCGAGGACGCGACGACCACGCAGTTCCGCAAATTCGTCGAGATGATCAATGAAGGCGTCCTCGGCCTGACCTTCACCTCGACTGGTCCGCGTATTGTCTCGTGCTGGTTGCTCTTCAATCGCGAGTACGATGGTCAGGTATCGTTTTGGCTGATCCACCGCGATTCGGGCAAGATGCTCCGGTTCAGTTTCAAACTGTTCCCGAAGATGCAGGACGTGCTGGCGATGTTCAGTTTTGAGCCCGGCAACGGTTGCATCCACTCGTCGAAGGGCCTTGGCCGCAAACTGGCTTCGCTCACGATAATGAAGGAGCTGTTCCGTAACGGCATCATCGACAACAGCCGCATGAGCGGTCTGATGATCCTGCGGGCCGACGCCAAGGATAAGTCGAAGTTTGCGCCGGCGGTGATGTCGCCGTTCATCGTCATCGACAAGTCGGTCGAGATTCCGCAGCAGCAATTCATCGCCAACTCCGAGTCCTACAAGGTCACGGATATCCAGATCGATGGTTGGGCGGAGCAGTCGGTGGGTGCGTATCTGGCCGCGCAGATTTCGCCCACGGGTCGCAGCGACAAGACCGCAACCGAGGCACAGATCGACGCCCGCCGTGAGAGCGAGGCGGCGGATATTATGATCCGCCGGTGGATCGACCAGTTCTCAAACCTCATTCAGATTCAGCAGCTCCGCGCCTTTTCCGACGATTACATCGCCGAGGCGCGCCGGCTGGCCAACAAGCTCATGGAGGATCCGGATCTGGAAAAGCCGGATTTCTACGAAGGCCACGGCAACAGCGATCCCGAGGTTCTGCGGACGTTGGTCGAGATCATGCTCGACCCGTTGATGGTCTCCGACGAGGAGATCAAGGTTTGGCGTCACACGCCCGCTTCGCCGCTCGCGCACACCGCCGACGCGGTCACCGCGCAAGGCGTGTCGATCGTGCTTCAGAAGTACGCCGGCAATCCGAACGTCGACCAATCGAAGGTCATCCAGCGCGACATCGAGAATACCGTCGGTGCCGAACTCGCGCAGGAGTTCTTCATCCCCGTTGCGGATCAGACGATTCAAGCCGAAGCAAAGCGGCTCCAATTGATGGAATCCAACACGATGCTGACCGCTGGCATCGAGGTTCCGGTCAGCCCGCGTGACAACCATTTGATCCACGGCCAGACCGTGCAAGAGCTTCTGACGTCGTTTGCTGCGCCCGTGTTGAGCCAACCCAATCCGCCGCCGCAAGTTCTCAAGGCCGCGGAACTGAACCTCAACCATCTGCTCGCACATTTGCAGCTTGGTGCCGCGATGGGCATGATGAAGGACCCGAATTTCCGCGAACTGGAGAAGTTTGCGCTCGGGTTCAAAAAGCAGCTCGCCGAGGTCGTGCAGATCAACGAGCAGATGCAGGCCGCGCAGCAGGTCGTGATGGACACGATCCGGCGCGAGGGTCTGCCGCCCGAGGCCACCACTCCTACTCCGCCGCTACCGGAACAGATCCCGGTGGCGCCGGGTATCCCAACCACACCAACTGGCGAAGCGCCCGCCGTCGCTAATGTACCTGCGTAAGGAAAACCTAGAAGCCGCAGCCTCCCTTATCAATTCCCCGCTCTGGGCGGACATCAAACGGTGTCTGCTGGAACGACGACCGGACGCCCCGGTCGCGATCGACGCCGTGCACACCGCGGCGGCAAAGGGATTTGAAAGGAAAGGCTACGAGTCCGCCATGTCGGACATCGAGAAGCTGCCTTTCGAGCTGCCTGCCGAGAGACTCGATCCGTTTAACCGTCCCGCCATAACTGCAACTGAAGACTGAACATGCCCGACCAAGTCGATTCCCCGCCCGGTGTAACTCCGTTTGACCTCGATGGTCTTGCCGATCTCGCCCGTCAGGCGAGTCCGGATCTGGCCAAGCTGGTTGAATCAGAAAGCCCCAAGGCTCCCGAACCAACACCGGAGCCAGTTGCCCTTGTCGAAGAAGCGGCGCCGGAGCCTGTGGCGGAAACCGCACCAGCATCGGAACCCGAACCGGAAGTGAAGGAAGAAACTTCGGCAGAGCCTGCCGGTGAGAAAACCATCGCTGATGAACTGGAGGAATTGAATCGTCAGTCCGCCGAGGCGAAAAACAAGACCGCGGTTAAGCCTGCGCCGGTGGAAGAAAAGCCTGTCGAGCCGCTCAAGCAACGCGACGAGGATTTGAAATTGGATGTTCGCCAGTCCGCGGCGATGCATCCGAAGACCAAGAAGATTATCGAGGAGCGGAACCAAAAAATCATTGCCGAGCGCAACAAGGCCGAGGCTTTGGCCAAGGAACGCGAAGAAATGGCGGCAGAGTTAAACCGCGTTCGCGAGGAATTGAAGAAGGGTGCAATGCCCAAGGAGGCTGAAGAGGAGCTGAAAACGCTTCGCGAACGCATCCGCGAAATGGACATCACTCGCGATCCGTCGTTTGAAGTCCGTTTTGACCGTCCCGTTGCTGAAAATCAGAACAAAATCCTCGGGATTCTTCAGGAATTTGGTGTCGGCAAGACGCAAGATGGGGAAGACGATCCCGAAGCGATCGAGAATTTAAGGAAAGACGGTTTGAATTTCAAAACTGTCGCGCCCTACATCAAAAAATTGTCCGAAGAGGGCTATGAAGAGGAAGCCGAGCAGCTACGGGAGCTTCTTCGCGAGAACATCCGCATCAAAAACTCAAAGGAAAAGGAAATTTCCGAGTGGAAAACCAACTTTGAGACCAAAAAACAACAGGCGGCGCAGTTTTCTCAGCAACAGACCGAGAAAAACTCGGTTGAGGTGCGTGAACACGCTACTCGTATCCTCAATTCCGACATCGCCGAGCTTTCCAAGGAGTTTCCGTTCCTTAATCGCCCCGCCGACCCGGTTCCGACCGACTCGCAGGCCGTTGCAAAGGCAAAACAAGACGCCATCGCGGCCTACGACGCCGCGGCCAAGTCAATTTCCGACGCCGTGGCGCAACTGGACCCTTCCCGGGCGACTCCGGACAAGGTTGCGGAGGTCAGTGGGCGCCTGACCGCAAACGCGGTCCAGAACATCATCGTTCGTCAGCACATTCTGCCGCGGCTCCTCAAGGATCTGGCCGAACTCAAGTCGCGTAACAGCGAATTGGAGACCAAAGTCGGCAAAATTAAGACGGCGGGCAGTCTTTCCCGCGCTCATGCCGCCGCGGCCAGCGCGCCGGCAGGCGCCAAGGCGGCGTTGCCGGAAAATACCGAGGACGCCGCGAAACAGATCGCCCGGGAGATGGGCATCGCGATCGAATAACCGGTGATCAATCTCGTCGAACTTCCCCGAAGCTACATCGAGAAGTACGGCAGGGACAAGGTGACCGAGATCATCGGTCAAGGTCCCGCCATGATCTCGATGTGGCTTTCGCGAAAAAAGTTTCCGCTCGATGCGGTGCAAAAACTCATCGAGTTCGATCCTTCGCCGTTGCATGCGGTGAAACCGCTCTACGAGAAAACAGAGCTTGGAAAAAAGCTGGTGATCTTGATGCCCATGAACGGCCCGCCCGAGCCGGAGATCATGGACGCGTTTTCACGGCTCTACGATCCGAGAGAGATGGATTTTCGACGAGTCGCGTTCAATAACTTGTCCGTCGCCCGTAATTCACTTGCCGGGCATTTTCTCAAAGGTCCGTGGGACTGGGCGCTTTGGTGGGACAGCGATACGATCCCGCCTTACGGAGATGCTGACGGGTTCAAGAAAATGTGCCAGAACCCGAACATCCCAGACACTTTTGCCGGCGTGCATTCGATTTACCGGATGTTGGTGCACAAAAAGATGTTCGTCAGCGCCTGTTACATCGGCCGCAAAAAGGGAGCGCCCCCGCAATTCCACCGAAGCGAAACCGACATGCGTGCGGTGATGAAGCGCGGTCCCCGCAACGAATTGATGGAATGCGATTGGACCGGGTTTGGTTTCGTGCTGACCCATCGCCAAGTTTTTGAGGACATTGTCAAAACGCAGGGAGAAGAGATCCGCGTAAAGAACGAAGGGCTGCGTACCCGGTTCAACTACGACTACGCGTTTTTCACCCCTACCGGAGTCGATATCCCCGGCGACGATATCCCGTTTTGTGTGCGCGCCGCCAAAGCCGGCCATAAGGTCACGATGGACCTTTCCATTTTTGCGGCGCACATCGGCAACCACGCGTACACCCACGCGGATCTTTAACCTACCAAAAGCATGCCCGCTCCCGGTCAAATCCAAACCCTCTCATCCGCGCCAGCGATGGCCCGGATGGCGAACGGAACCTACGTTCCCGCCTCGATGCCGAGCCGGGTTCTTCACGGAAACCATCAAAAGCTGCTCATCGTTCTCCAGTATTTCGAGGGCGACAAACAAGCAGCGGAAGAACTGGCCGAATTGATTGCCGATCTGGAGCGCGTGCGGAACAATCAGGCCGACATCATGGTGTTCCGCCGGCACGACGCGACGGAGTTCAGCAGCGCGGTGCTTCAAAAGCTGCGTGACAAGTTCAACAAGGTTTACTCGGAACCGTGTCGCCGACGGGATGCCAAGGGATATCCGTTTGGCCCGAATCAAATGTGGGCCGATCTGGTCACGTTGATGGGGCAAGTGCCCCAGTGGTACAACAATTACTACGCTTTTCTCCCTCTGGAGTCCGATTGCGTGCCCATGCGTCCGGGTTGGATCGGCGAATTGGTAGAGGAGTTTCGGGTGGCCAAGTCGAAGAATTTTGCCGCGGTGGGTCACATTCATTCCGATCCCGTCGAACATCTCAATGGTGTCGCGGTTTACGACAGCCACCTTTGGAAGATTGTCCCCGGCAACAAACTAAACGGCGCAAATCCGCAGGTTGCCTACGACATTTATCACCGAGAACAGATTTTGCCGATCGCGTACAACACCCCGCTGATAATGATGCAGTATCAGCGGCCGACGATCACCGCTGACGATTTGTTTCAGCCTTGGAAAAACGGGTTTGAACCCGCGATGTTCCACGGAGTCAAAGACGGTTCGGCTCGCGCTGCGGTTCGCGCCAAGCACATCACGTTTTCCAAGGAACGAGATTCGTCGAACATCACGGTGTTCACTTACGAGCATCAGCGGCTGAACAACCCGACAATCTCGGCCAAGTATGAGCTATGGGCTGAAGGTTGGCGCAGTCGGGGATGGAATCCCATCAAGCTGACTCAACGCGATGCCATCCGTCATCCGCGGTACAAGGAGATCGCGGAAAACATCAAGAACATGAAGTTCTTGAACGATCCGGCCGAGATGACCGCACGACTAGTGCGATGGACTGCACTCGATTCCGTTGGTGGAGGATTGATGGTCGATCCGGAGGTGATGCCCAACAATTTCAATCCCAGCCATTTTAACTGGAAATCGGCGCTCTTAAGTTCTCCGGATTCGGGGGGTATCCTTGCGGCTTACATGGACAAGGAAACAGTGTCGAAATTCTTGAGCGCGTTGGAAAAATACCCGGTTGATCCTGAAAACCGATTGTTGGCTCCGGAACTGGCCGTTCTAAAAGCCGCCGGTTTGTTCAAGAAACCAAACATCCTTGCTTCGGTATTCAGTTCCGAAAATTGGCGGTCAGGTAAAATGGTCTGTTTCAGCCAATCGGAAATACAGCGGATTGGGGGGCGAGGGACCACGCTCCAGCTCATGGAAAAGTTTCTGCGAGAGACGTAATTCAAAAAGGGGTTGACCGTACCGGACAACGAGTTATTGCACGGTACAGCCGGGGGTTATTAGCGCGCAAGCGCCGGTCCGCTGCGAGAGCAGCACATCCGCCGGGGACGAACGGGTGTGTCGTAAGACCGAACAGGAGAGGGAACTACCCACCTTCGACCGCGAAGCCCCGCCATCCGGCGGAAAGTTCAACCATAACCTCCTTTTACCATGTCCTGCACTCCTATTCCGATCGATCTCGCGACCCAGCTTTTCTCGCGTGATCCCCAGCGTCTTTACGGCCCCATCGCGAAGTCGCTGATCACTCAGGTTCCCTACATCTCGGCGCTTCGTTCCGGCACGTTCCCGGCCGCTGTCTCCGCCACGCTCTTGAGCGTCGCGCAGGGCCGCTCGCTGCTTCAGACGTCGCTGGCCAATCCGTCGTTCACCTCGATGCTGAACCTTTGCGGTTCCTGCTCGCTGAACGTCGACCAGAACGGCACCAACCAGTATTCGTACATCGCCGAGATCAATCAAGGCATGTCCGACAAGATCTGCTTGAATCAGGGTTTCTCGGCCTTCCTTGGCTCCCTGACCGCGCAGCTTGAGGCTTACCAGAACGGTGTTACCGAACTGATCAACGCCGACGTTCGTTGGCAGCTCTTCCAGCGTTCCGGTGTGAAGATGGTTGTTCAGGCCGGTGGCGTTGGCATCACCAACCAGATCTACGGTGGTGAGTACAACATCGACGAGCCGGTTCCGGCCGTTCAGTCGACCGCCCAGCTCACCTTTGGCGCTCTCCAGAGCGTCAATCGTTACATGCGGTCCGCTCTGCGTGCCAAGCCCTTTGGTGCTGGCGCCGCGGCTCACGCCCGCTTCATCGGTTCTCCCGACATCCTCGACGCCCTCCGTAATGACCTCGGTGGTGCGGCTGGCCCCGGCGGCGCGAACATCGTGCCCCTCGGTCAGGTCGCCGCTGGTGGCAACAAGATGGCGCAGGATGCCCTCACCAGCTACATGTTTGAGCCGCTGTACCGCGGTATCCAGATGGGTGAGGATCCGATCCCGCTGCGCCTTAACTGGAACGGCGCGGGCTATGACCCGGTCGACCCGAACACCAGCTACAGCTCGACCGTGGGCACCGTGGCCACCGTTTCCGACGCGTGGCTCAATGCTTCCCACGAGGTCGCGTTCCTGATGTTCGACGGCTCGTTTGAGCGTCAGGTTCCCGCCCCGTGGACGGGCGAGGGCAAGATCCGGTTCCAGCGCCAGCTCTTTGGCGGTGAGATCCAGTTCCTCAATCATCCGGACATGACCTCCAACTTGTTCGGTGATTACGGTGTGATGGCGTACCGTATCGGTCGCGCCTATCGCCCGATTTATCCGTGGTTCGTGCTGCCGATCATCTACAAGCGGTGCGTCGACACGGACAACCTGACGACCTGCACCGGCGTCAGTGGCGACGTCCGCTAATAGTTCGCCAAGCAACCAGCCTCCTCGGGGATAATCCCCGGGGAGGCTCTCTCCTTTAACCCGAGAAACCAGTACCATGTCCTGCGCGGGTGCTACTCAATGTCTGCCTCCGAAGGCCACGCTTCTGTTTTTTCAGGGTATCACGGGCCCCAGCGGTCCGTTAGGTCCGACCGGCGCAACCGGTCCGCAAGGTGATCCGGGCGGTCCGACGGGTGTAACCGGTGCAACTGGTGCAACCGGAGTCGGCGCAGCCGGCGTAACCGGTGCTACTGGCGTTCAAGGTGAGTCCGGCCCGTTGTGCGTCTTCCGCGGAGCCTACACCATTACGACCCGTTACTACTACAACGCGAGCCGTCGGGATGTCGTCACCTACAACAACTCGTTCTGGCTGGCCAACAACCCGGCCAAGGACGCGCAAGTCAACTGGGGCACTCCGGGCTCCAGCACCGACTGGGTCAATTTTGGTTCGCAGTTCTCCATGATCGCGACGGGTCTTTTGTTGACCCAGAACGCGCTCATCACGGTCAGCCTCACTCTTGGCCAAACGGGCTCCAACATCGGGTTTATCCAGTCGGCCAACTACGTTGCCAACGTCAGCGGATTCTTGATCCGCGCCGATGGTTACGCCGAGTTCAACGACGTGTTGGTTCGCGGCAAGATTTCGACCACGTCGGAGAAGTTCAACCCGGCGAACACCACGAACACGATGCCGCCGATTGGATACGCGGCGTACAACATTCCGCAGATCCTCGACCCGGGTATTTCCACCAACCCGACGATCACCTACGAAACTGACAACAGTTTGATCTTCTACGGGTGGGATAGCGGAACAGCCGGGTTTGTGACCAATCGTTTCGGCAATTCCAGCCAGCCGTTCATCGTTAATCTCCAAGGTAACGCGAACAACAGCTCCGGCTCCAATCAATTGTTCTATGTCGGCATTGCTTACCGAACCCGGAATAACGGGGGACCTTGGGGTTCTTGGACCGATATCGGTCTAAACGCTTACGTCATTGCGGCCGTTGTCGGTCAAAGTTTCCAGAAAACCAATTTCGAGTTGATCGGGCTAACCGGTACGGAGGACATTCAGTTTGCCGCAGCGTTCTCCAAGGGTACAGGTGGGACCGTGGTGATGGAAGGCGCGCAATTGTCGGTTCAGGCCCCGAACTAACATGTCGAACAACTGCAACTCTTGCGAACCGGTTCAGTGGTGCACACCTCCGAATTGGAATACCGATTTTCCGCAGTTTGTCGGACCAACGGGGGCAACGGGTGTTGGAACTACCGGAGCAACGGGCGTAACAGGTCCTCAAGGACCTACTGGACCAATTGGCCCTGCGGGAGGCCCGACTGGTCCAACGCCTCCGTGGACATTCGCGTTTTACTTCACGGGCAGTGCGATTGATGAGGCGGTTTTTGGGTATTTTTACACGCAAACTACGGCGGAGATTTCCGGCATCTCAATCGCCGCACAAACCGCGCCAACAGGAGCACCGATCACCATCGATTTGGTCGACTCCCTCGGTATAGAACTTGGTCGCGTTGCGACATTGGCCGCAGGCAATAACTATCAATTCACACCCGTTGCCCCTTACACGGTATTGCCCACGGATTTTGTACGCGCCAAAATCAAGAGTATCGGAACGATTGAGCCGGGTGGGTATCTTTGCATCACGCTTTTCTTTACGTCGGCCGGGTCGCCGGGACCTACCGGGGCAACGGGTGCAGTCGGGGCCACGGGTCCTGCGGGAGGCCCATCCGGTCCTACGGGTGCCACAGGTCCTGTAGGCGCCACTGGTGCCCAAGGTATAACCGGCCCCACTGGAGTGGGGATTACTGGTGCCACGGGTGCCACGGGTATTCAAGGTCTGATCGGTAACACTGGAGCTACCGGCCCCACGGGTGCAGGCGTTACTGGTGCAACAGGTCCTCGTGGCGCTGCGGGACTTTCCGGACCAACTGGTGCAACCGGTGCTACAGGTATTGGCGTAACCGGAGCTACAGGAGTTCAAGGCTCGACAGGCCCCGTTGGTGCCACTGGCGCGGGAGTTACCGGTGCAACAGGCATCGCTGGTCCGACAGGCGCAACCGGAACTGCGGGTGCCACCGGCGTTAATGGTGCCACTGGCCCCACGGGAGCAACAGGTATTCCGGGCCCTACGGGAGCTACTGGCCCTGCCGGTGCAACCGGTGCGGGAGTAACAGGTGCAACGGGTGTTGCGGGTTCTACCGGAGCTACGGGTGCTACTGGCGCCGGCGTAACCGGCGCTACCGGTGTTGCGGGTCCTACAGGGGCGACCGGCGTAATCGGAGCTACTGGTCCCACTGGTGCCGGAGTTAGCGGTGCTACTGGGCCGCAAGGCGCGACAGGCGTCGTTGGAGCTACCGGCCCTACAGGTGCAGGAACCACTGGTGCTACTGGCCCTGCGGGTGCTACGGGAGCAACCGGTCCGTCCACCACCCCCAACATTCAATTTTACTCAACTGCGGCAACTTGGACGAAACCGTCCAACGCCAAGCTCGTGTTCATCTACCTCGTAGGAGGTGGTGGCGGAGGTGGTTCTGGTCGTCGCGGAGCTTCAGGAACCGACCGATACGGCGGCGCTGGAGGCAGTGGAGGCGGGGCTACATTCCTTTCACTCCCCGCTTCAATCCTTGGGCCTACCGAATCAGTGGCTGTTGGCGCCGGCGGCGCGGGTGGTGCTGCCGTCACGGTTGACGACACCGACGGGAATGGTGGCGCAGATGGTGGCGACACTTTCTTCGGTGGTTGGGCCACGGCGCTCGGAGGTAAAGGCGGCGAAGGTGGTACAGCCTTGGATAGCGTCGCTTACGACGGCGGCAATAGTCAGGCCATCGGCGGCGCAGGCGGTGGATCCAACACCACCATCAATGGAGCGGTTTCAAAACAAGCTGCCGCGGGCGGTGGCAAAGGCGCCGATCTGGATAACACGGACTCCGTGATCTACGGAGGAAACGGTGGCAATGCCGGCCTTGGTACTCGCTACAATGTG